CTAAGGGTGGTGGTAGGTTATCTTCGGCTGGGATGAAATACACCCCACCTAAAAAGGGTGTATATGCCTCTACAGATCCTATGACTGGGGAGCGGATTGAAAACGAGTTTGAAAGAACCCCTACTGGTCAATATGCCCGGTATGAACGGTATGGGTTGGAAGATAAGAAGGCTTTCCTTGAGTATCTAACCCCGAATCAATTCCGTAACAAGATGCGACTATTTCATGGTGAAGTCTTTGCGTGATGTATTCACGCATTCTCAAAGCTAATCCTAATCATCATCCCGCAGGTACACCTGGGGGTAAGGGTGGTCAGTTTGCTCCGAAGTTAGGACCAAGACCTAAGTTTGAAGACTATTACACTGGTACTGGTAAGTACGGTGATATAGGAGAAAAAGACTATCAGGAAATGGAGGCTTATCGCACCGCAGAAAAAGCATGGCAGGCTCAGATGACTCAGGCTGTTGCCAGAGGACAGATCCCTATAACGGATGCTTATAGAGAGGGCTGGTCCTACACTGAGATGGGGACACACGATATCAAGAATGTCCGTGAGCTTCCCCCCGAGTTGTACCATGTGACTACGGCTAGAGATTCAGTTCTTGCTCTTGGATTGAAGACACGGGATGAATTGAGTCAATACAGTGGAAAGGGTTTAGGTGGAGGAACCTCTAACACCATCTCTTTCACTACTAACAAACAGATTGCCAGGGATATTTTTAGGGCAATGAAGATTGCTCACCGGTTTTTGAATGACAAGATTTCTGTGGATACTTTGGAGGATGCTGCTCATACTGGGGCTGGGGCAGATAAGCCTTGGACTGCTAATGAGGGTGGCTCAATAGCAACGTCTTCTTTGGTGGATATGATTCGTACTGGGGTTAGGATTGAGAGAGGTACTTTTGGTGATACTCCCAGTGACTATAGATTGCATAGCATGGAAAAGATTCCTGCTTCTGAATGGGAGCCTTTTGGGTATGTTCCTGGGTTTGAAGGAAACCCATTAGGTCGTACCTACAGAAGAAAGCTTTCTCCAGAAGAAGTTGATTCTTTCAAAATGCAGTATATGAAACGGTGGTTTGCTTTTAGAGAAGCTGCCGGTGGTCCAAGTGATCCTTTGTTCATCTTCAATGATACGGCAGGGTTCAAGAAGATTCCCGAGTCTCAGATATCCATGCTGAAGTACAAACCAAAGCCTAAAGCCATAGGGGCTAAGGTTGCTGGTATGGAGGAGTGGAGAACATCTACTGGGGATATTGTTATACTCGATAAAATCCTCAAAGATGATGACTGACCATGCCGGTCAAAGCCGAAGCGTTTTTAGCCCTGGAGAAGTCCCTTACTGATAAGCTTCAGGATTCTTGGAACAGGATCTTTCTTAAAGTCTCTGGGGATGTTCGATCCCTCCTAGATGATGGCAAGGTTCCAGAAGCTTATGTGGTAGCCAATGCTCTGTCATTGGACTCCATCGTTACCGACAACCTGCCAGCCCTCAGGTATCTAGCCTACTCGGCACTCTTCTTCGGGGCTTCCCGACTCTCCAGACGGGAGAGTGTGCGGGATGCAATGATAGGCTCAACGAATCTTGAGCCCACCATTCAGAATACTCTCAAGCTACTCAGCAAGTTCATCAGGTTCAACCTGACCTTCCAACTGCAACGCAAACTCCTTAAGGTCATTGCTGACCATCAAGCTGCCCAATCGGATACCCTGTTTGGGGATTCGGAGAAGGAAGCCCTCAAGGTAAAGAAGGCTGAGGAGCCTATCCTTACCCAGGAATTTGTCTCCTTCAAGAAAGAGGGGGACCGGATGTTGCAATTGATTTCATCTCTGCACACCTCCCGAGTGTCGGCCTACGGCTTTACTATGGAAGCCGACATCCTGGGGGTGGAGACCTATGCCGTCTCTGAGCAGTTGGACAACCGGATCTGTCCGGTGTGTGCCGAGATGCACGGTAAGACCTTTCAGGTGCGGGAAGCCTCTGATGCCCTGAACACCATCCTGGCTACAGAAGATCCGGAGATGTTGAAGCTTCTCCAACCCTGGCCTAAGCAGGATGCCGAGTCTCTTGCCGCACTCAAGGAGATGTCTTCCCAGCAACTGGTTGCCAATAACTGGCACATACCTCCGTACCATCCAAACTGCCGGGGTCTTCTAGTTCACGTAGATAAGGTCCCACGGATAGAAGACACGGCTTCGTACCAAGCTGCCTTTGGTAAGACTCCATCCGCACCGACTCATCTTACCCAGGAGGAGTTGTTAGCCTTTGCCAGTATTACCTCTGGGTTCTTTGGCCCTCCGGAAGAGCAAGCCAAAGCCATTGTGGATTACTGGAATCAGTACGGGAATGGTCAGGACTTCTTCAAGACCTATCAGGACCTGATGGGTTTGAGCAAGGAAGACATGCTCAAGGTAATGGCTATGAATCCGGGGACTGGGAGGTTCCCTGCCGAGGTGTTCTTCTCTTCCAGGGAACTGGTCTTCAACTATGATGGTCCGCTCTTTGGGTCCCGAGAGTCGGGGCAATTGCATCTAACCCTGAAGCCACGGGTAAACGAATTGCATGTGGACCTTGCCGTAGTTCCTTCTTCTACCCAAGCTCAGGGGTTGATGAAGCAGATTCTTCGGTCTTGGATTCCAGTCCTGGACCGGTTGGGAATTACCAAGATCTCCCTGCAAGCCAATATTGATATGGGGTCCTATGCGTGGGCTCGGTATGGTTGGCTTCCCGATGCTGGTCAATTGGGACCTAGATCCTACTTCCTGGCTCGGTTAGAAAACCGAATCATGCAAACCATGGATCTCCCCAATGATGTTTATGATGTGGTAACGGCAGCACTCAAACGGCTGAAAGAAGGTGACGCACAAGCCCTGTGGGCTATAGCAGATATCAAGAAGTGGGGTAGGGAACTTCTTAGAAGTTTGTCTTGGGATGGAGTACTGGATTTCTCTAATCCAGAGGTCATGCGTAGGTTTACGAATTACATATCCTATAGCAGGAATTTGTGATGGGAGAATCCTTCTTTTACCTAGATGAGTCAGGGGAAAAACAGGATGCCTCTTTACATGAGGAAATCCTGTCTGCCGGTGATAAGCGGTTCAAGTCTTCCCAGGCATACCAAGACACCATCAAGTATGCGGTAGAGACCCTTGGTCTGACAGAGGAAGAAGCTAGAAAGATATTTGGCTAACCTCTTAGGTAGTCTTATTGTTCCAGGGAGGAACAGGAGGCTACCTGATGCCAGTTGTTACTTTTAAGGCAGAATCCGAAGAGCAACGTATTGTTTGGGCCGAAGTCTACGTCCCAAACGTCCCAGATAGTGACGGGGAGTTCATGGACCGTAAAGCTATCCGTGAGATGGCTTACAAGTTCATGAAAGAGAAGAAGCTTGGTCAAATTGATGTACAACATAATAACCAAGTAGTTCCTGGGGTTTCTGTTGTAGAATCCTTTCTCTCCCGCAAGGGAGATCAAACTTTTCCGGTTGAAGGGTCCTGGGTTGTGGGGATTCACATTCCCCATGACGATACTTGGCATTCTGTCAAATCCGGAAAGATCAACGGTCTGTCTCTAGAGGCTATGGTGGTTAAGACTCCCACTGAGCTAGAGATTGACATACCCCCAATTATTGAAGGGCGCACTGCTAAGGCAGACGATGGTCATGAGCATGTTTTCTACGTTTCGTATGACCATCAGGGGGAGTTTCTAGGGGGTGTGACTGATGAAGTAGCAGGGCATAAACATGTGATTAAGCGGGGGACCATTACCGAGACAGTAAATGATCATGCTCACCGGTTTTCTTACGTTGAGCTATTAGGGATCTCGGAATAGTCTAATTTGTTAGGAACATTAGGTGCTGCTACAGTCGGAAACATGGCAAAGTTAAAGCTTCAAGCTACCAAACTTGAGAGCCCGTCTGTCTCATATATCTCTCTTGTTGAACGAGGGGCTAACCGAGTTCCTTTTCGTATCATCAAAGAGCATAAATCGGAGAACGGCATGATTGATCTGGATAAGATTTTCAAACGGGATTCTACCCCCGCACAGGAGGTAGAGAAGACTGAGCCGGCCCAGGCTCCGGAGCCTACTGCTGATTCTCCGACCATTGTCGGGTTAGTGGTGGAGAAATCTGACAAACTGCCTGAAGTTATTCAGATCCTCAAGGATGCCGGGTTCCAGGTGGAGTCTCAGGAAGAGCAGGAAGACGGTACGGTTGTATTCAAGCAGGCAGAGTCGATTGAAGGTGCGGATGTCCTTCGTCTCAACTCCAATCTGCTAGCCCTGACCAAGAATTTCCCCAAGGTGTCGGTGGGTGTTGTCGCCAAGGCTGAGGGGTTCATTCCTGGTGTAGACATGGCATTCGGCGGGATGTTTGAGGCAGTTCAGGGTCTGATGATCTCTGAGGAGTCTGCCGAGGAGAAGGTTCAGAAGCTGGAACAGATGTGTGGAGATGTCAAGTCTCTGCTGTCGTCCCATCTGACTCATATTCCGAGGCAGGTTTTCATTGCCGCAGAGGCTATTGACAATCTGCCTGAGCCTGTTGTTAAGGCTGAGGAAGAGCCCGCTAAGGAAGAGACTAAGGAAGAGCCCAAGGCTGAGGAGATTACGACTCCGGAGGCTACGGACAACACTGAGTTGATTCAGAAGATTGCCCAGGAACTTCTTGGACCGGTGATGGAGAAGATGAGTTCTCTGTCGTCTGTCGTTGATGTGCTTGGCAAGACAGTCTCAGACATCGCTAAAAAGAGTGAAACTCTGGAGGCGAAAGTGGCTGAGGCAAGTGATAAGGCAATTGCCGTGCAAAATGTTGTGAAAGGCACCGTGGTAGGGGCACCCCCCAAGAGTGATCCTCCTAGCCGCACTGTGAAGTCCGAGGATTCCGATCCCCGTTCGGGTCTTTTTGACACTGCGTTCTTGCCTCGCCGGAAACTGCATTCCCGATAACTTGTAGGAGGTTCACTCAAAATGTCTAGCAACGCTGAACTGATTAAGAAAGCTGACATCGCTCTTAGCGATCTGGTTAGCGATGGTGGTCTTCTGTCCCCTGAGCAGACTGACCGATTCATTCGTACTCTGATTGACTCCCCAACCGTTCTGAATGCGGCTCGGGTTGTCACGATGAATGCGCCCACCAGGAAGATCAATAAGATCGGTTTTGGTAGCCGCATTCTGCGTCCTGCTGTTTCGGCTACGGCTCTCGATCCGGAAGATCGTGTTAAGCCCACTACGTCTCAGGTGGTCCTCAATACCAAGGAAGTCATTGCGGAAGTTCACATTCCGTATGATGTCCTTGAGGATAATATTGAGCGTGGCAATATCAATGCCGGTTCTGAGTCTGGTGCCGGTGGTTTGCATGAGACCATCGTGCAACTGATTGCAGAACGTGCGGCTCTGGACCTGGAAGAGCTTGTTCTTCTGGGTGACTCGATTTCCGGCGACCCCTACCTTGCTTTGGTTGACGGCTGGATGAAGCTGGCTACGGCTCATACTGTTGATGCTGGTAACACCACAATCAGTAAGACCCTGCTGAAGAATGCGGTGAAAGCCATGCCTGACAAGTATCTGCGTAACCGCAGCGAGCTTGTCCACTTCGTTTCGGTTGATAACGAGACGGAACTGCGTGACACGTATGCTTCCCGTGCTACCAACCTTGGTGACACCATGCTTCAGGGGCTCGGTCCTCTGTATGCGTGGGGCTCGCAGGTTCTTGGTGCTCCGATGATGCCGGCGGCGAAGGGTCTGTTCACCAACCCCCTGAACCTCATTTTTGGCATTCAGCGTCGAGTGACCATTGAGTACGATAAGGACATTCGTACCCGTGAGTTCATCATCGTCCTGACGACCCGTGTGGCTTGCGAGATCGAGGAAGATGATGCGGTGGTGAAGTACCTCAACATTGCCTGATGGCAATTTGAATGGTAAACGGCTAGTGTAAGAGGGGGATGAATAATCCCCCTTTTACATTGGCTACCACTAGGAGAGCAGATGAAAATTTCGTTGATTAAGGGGTCTACCTACGTCTCTCATATCACTGCCCAGATTTACCACAAGGGTGAGGTGTATGAGGTGAGTGAGGGGACTGGCACTGAGCTTTTGAAGAAGCTAGATGATCTTGGTAGACCCTTCTTCCGAAGGGCAGATGAAGAAGAGGCTACGGCACAAGAGCCCAAGGGCAATAGCCCAGACCCTGCGGTTGGGGAGGCAGAACCTGCTGCCCGTAAGCGGGGTAGACCGGCACTTAACCGAGATATGTCTGGAGAGATTGATACCGGGGCTGTTGCAGTCTGAGGTAAGGGGGTTCAGGTATGAATATCGTGTCTGTGGAAGAAGTCAAAGAGCGGATGGCTTTGGCTGATTCCGAGGATGTTGATACCACTATTGAGCGGTGTATTACGTCGGCAACTTCTATGGTGTCTTCTTTTCTTGGGACTGGTTTTGATCTTGTCTCTAGTCAAACAGACGTATTCTACCTGAACTCCAATGATCGTCCCTGTGACCCTATGGGTTTTCTTAGGCTCAGGCTCACCCATGCGTTTCTAACTGACGATATCGTGGTTGTCAAATATGGTGAGACTGTAGACACCATTACTGCGGTGGTGCCGGCTGTTGAGTACATGCTGAATAGACGTAAAGGCATTCTGTATCTGCCCGTAGCTTATGATTTTCAGTACATCTCTATTGTTTATACGGCTGGATTCAGAACGGCTGGTCAAAACGCCTCTGCTAATCTGCCTCCAGAGGGATTAAAGCAGGCACTGTATTCTGTGATTCCTTTGGTCATGAATAGCCAACAGATAACGAACAGATCTGAGGAATGGCAGTCGGTATTGAAGGAAGGATATGCTCAGGCTTCCTCCCATCTTCAACCGTATTTGCGTGGGTATGGTTTACAACATAAGCCACTGGATTTAGATGTCTGATCCCTTGATTAGCATCTCTGTTCCCCAAAGCGTAGGGGGAAATGTTCTTCAGGTTCTTGAAACCTTATCCAAGGTTCTAGAGCCTGCCAATATCCTTGATAGAGCCTCTACGGTTGTCCTCAATCGTATTCGACAGAGGTTCTTGAAGGAACAAGACACAGCAGAACAACCTTGGGTCCCATCAAAGGCCGCTATTCGTAGGCGGCTACGGGGTGGTACTGGGACGTTGTATGAGACTGGAAATCTGTTTCGGTCTATTCAGCAGGCTGCGGTAGAGGGTAATGAAACCCGTATTACTACCGATGTCCCCTATGCGAAATACCATCAATTCGGGTTGGGAAACAACCTGAAACGAGAGTTCATGGGGGTCAGCGATTTAGATGCCAGATTGGTTGAAAGAATCCTCAACAAGTATTTAGATGATGCTATCAACAAGACCTTTGGATCACGATGAGTCTCATTGTTGATTGTCTAGCAGATCTCACTTCCAAGCTTGAAGGTGTGCCTCAGGTTAGGAACAAGGTTTTCACCATCATTTCTGAAGACGACTTGTTGGATAAGGCACGTTTGACAAAGCTTCCTTCTGCCGGTGTGTTCTACGGAGGAATCGTTACTCAGGGCAAGCCGGGTGGGGGTCTTGGAACCGTAGCCAGATTTGTCATAGCCGTACTGTTTGAGGCTAAGACCGTAGGCAACCAGAATACACAATCTCAAGCCTTGGAATTGTTAGATGCAATTAGGGATGAGATTAAGCATAAGAGATCCCCGGCAGTCTATGTTTGGCGTTTTTCATCTGAGTCTGCGGGGGACCAAGTTGGCAATGTAATGGTGTATACCCAGACTTGGGAATGCCCCGTGATAGTGACATAAATTGACTTGACTGTTAGGTACTTCAATCATTGAACATAGGTTCAGGGAAGGCAATTTCCTAACCTACCAACTTTGGGAGACTGGACAATGGCACTGACAACCCTTCCCTTGACACTTGGTCACGGTGGTACTGGCATTGAGAACATCATGCCGGCGGCAATCCGAGAACTGGCTGGCTTAAAGATTGACATCCTTGCT